CCATCCACAACCTTACTAACCTTTTTTACATAATACTCAAACATGATTCTCCTTAATATTAATGAGCAGTTTATAGACATGCTCAGGTCCATCCTACGGGTAGCGACCCGTCGTCTGCGACTCCCCAGTGACGGGGTGCAGATTTATATTATACTATTTCTTTCTTCTTCTTACGTGACGATGGGGCAAAGACCTTCTCTTCTGGTGTAAAAGAGTCAAGAATTTCAAATGTTTTTGGTCTTGCTTCTTCTGGAACTAACTTAACAATAAGAACACGAAGGACGCCATTTTCCATGACAACCCCTGTTACGTTCATATATTCAGATAAAGAAAATGTTCGTGTAAATGCCCTTGCACCAATTCCTTTATGAATATAATTGTTTTCATCTTCCTGCGAAGATCCCTTAATTGTTAAGACATTCTTTTCTTGCTCAATAGAAATGTCTTCTTTCTTAAATCCAGCCAAAGCTAGTTCAATCATATAAGTGTCTTCGCTCACCTCAACCAAATTGTATGGTGGGTAGCTTGTTGAATTATGCATTACCTTTTCGAGATCTTGAAAATGGCGATCCCAACCAATAAAAAAAGGATCCTTAAAAAGATCCAGTGAGAATGTGTTAACCATATTATTCCTCCTTCAAGCGAATAAATTAATTTAGTGGCCTCCTATTGGACAGCCAATCTTATTATACCATTTTTTCTTTTGAGCGGATGATGAGAATCGAACTCACCCCTTCTGCTTGGAAGGCAGAGGCACTACCAATATGCAACATCCGCATGGTCTCCCCGACACGATTCGAACGTGCATTGATCCGTTATGCGCCTAATGGGTAGAAACCATTGCCAATACGGGGAGATACATTTAAAACTGTGAATATTTTAAAAGGCTTTTAATTTTTTCTGTACTATCTCCTAGCAATCCTAAAGCTGTATTGCACTGATTACATAAGATTCCTCTAACACATTTTCCACAAGAAAATGATCCTGAGCAGCATAGGTGATCATGATCTATGTTCGTAGCTTTTCTATCTTTGCATGAGTGACACTTACCATCATAAATTTCATAAAGATTATTGTATTCTTCTTCAGATAGCTTATGCCTTTTCCAGTTCGTCCTATTTTTAGCAGACTTTAGTTTTGCTTCGCTTAATAGCTTTTCTGGATTTTTTTTATAATAATCACTCATATAAATAGAGTGACATCCTTTACAATAACTTCTTCTGCCGTCCTTGTACCTACTTGCTTTTGCAAATAGGTCAAGGGGCTTTGTAACTCCACATTTTACACACATCTTTGTCATAGCTCAATTGTAACAAACATTGAGCTAGAGGTCAATATGTTTAAAAGATCTTTTTCTTTTTATCTTCCATCTTTTTGGTATCAGACTCTGATGCATATAAAGCTCTCATCTGTGCTTCAGCTGCGGTTCTGCCAGAGTGACATCCAACAAGTTCTCCAGTATCTTCTTTTACTACAGCGTATCCGCTGCATCCTGCTGCATTCTGTTTAATTTGCCAAGGCATTTTATTCTCCTAATTGTTTGGTATATCTGGATTATTCATTTCAATAATTCCAAAATCTTTTGATACTTTTTTTCCTTCTTCAGTTAATTCAAATACAACATTTAAATCTTCATCGTATGTTATATTAACTAAACCCATTTCATACAGCTTCATCATAGATTGATCTAAATGCTCTGCATGTGCCTCCCACAAATCTGGTGCAACATCTTTAGCAATATCGGTAATTCCAAAGATAAACTCTCCGTCTTCTGATATGCCCGCCACCTCTATAGCACCAATTTGTATATAGTAGTCTAACATTTCTCCGTCATCAGGATTTAAATCTTTCATAGTTACCTTTCTTGTACACCAGGTAGGACTTGAACCTACGATAGCCGAATTATGAGTTCGGGGCCTTGACCAACTTGGCTACTGGTGCCAAGTGTTTATTGTAACGTACCGTCTTCATTTTTGTCAATAGTTGTTTCTACTATCTGTTGTACATAGTCAGAGAAATGTTTCCTTATGTTTCCAGAAGGTCTTGATCCAAGAACTTTCCATAACCGTTTATATTCTATCACATTTGCAAATGTTGTGGGGCATAACAAAACTTCGTTATACTCTTTTAAAACTGTTGGTAGTGGTACATGCTTTCCACAGCACTTACATTCTTTAGCTTTTTCTTGGTATATGCTCATAGTAACGTCATTCTCTCTATATCGCTTGCCAAACTATCTGGCATTCTAGGGGGCCTAATCATATTTGTAACAATCTCATCTTCTTCTTTTTTACCAAAGTCCTGCTCAAATGACATGGACTCATATGTATGAATATTTACTTCTTCATTATTTGAAAACTTTGTTCGGCTTATTGCATTAAATATAGAACCACATACAGCATCCGCTAAATCTTTAGAACCTTTTCTTGGGTGATCTACTCTATCTCTCATTATCTTTAACTGTAGTAATTCATCAACAAGTAGGGGTATTGCTGGTCCCCTTAGTCTTTCTTCCGCCACAACCATTGCCATGTCATCATAATGTTTCTTGGCAACAGATAAAATTTCTGTATTTACTCCATATTGTTTTAGCTGCTGCATCATGTCGTGAGAGTTCCATCGGTCAAACGTGCACACCTTTATATTAAATCCTCTGGATTTAAGGGAAAGAATATAATCTTTTACTTCAGTAAAGTCAACAGATTTATCTTTTGTCGGTGTCCAATATCTTACTGCATCAACTTCAATAATAGGTGCTGCTTGAGAGTATGTATCTGTTACCTTTACGTTAACCCATTTTTGCACATGAGACATAGCTACGGCACAGTGGTCATGCTTTTGTGCAAGGTCTACGTGAAGAAAATAAACCTTGTCTGGGTCTGGAACAAACCATTCTTCAAGTCTTCCGAACCGATCTACTGCCTGTGCTCCAACATTAAATGCTTTCTCAACCTTTTCTCTTGATTTAAAAAATGCATCAATTGCTTCTGGTGGCATGCATGCAAACCTAGATAGGGCGTCTGTTGGATTCGTATAGAATGATGTTTTGAAGTCATCAATTGTTCTTACTGGGTTAATTTCCCACGTTGGTCTCTTAAGGGCATATACTTTAGGAATCTTATATGAAACTATATGATCTTCTTCCCACTGAATTTCAAATTCATTACCTTCTGTACCATCTGGCAAATCTTCATACATCTTGAACTTATGTTCACGAATAATAGTTTCTTTTTCAGCAACCACCGCATCGTATCTTTGCTGAATATAATCGTTCTTGTATCTTGGGAATGAAAGAAGAATTACCTTGCCAAAGTCTGGAAAACGTGAGTCAACTGAGGCTCTGTACATGTCATAAATTGCACTACCCGTTTTGGCTTGCTCATGTCCCGTAGTATTTTCAATACTAAATCCTGAAATTTCGTCTAGAATAACTACAATAACGTTATATCCTTCCCATGCCTCACGTTCTGAGTGACCAGAGTGAACTGTTATAGCCTTATCAAATTGAACTTCAGATGCCTTTGCATTGTATTTTCCAACAAACCAAGGGGATTTATCAATTCTTGTTTTAAATCCTTTAAAGAAAACATTGTTTGCCTGCTGAGAGTTAATAGCAATGTTAATAATATCAATACTATCTCCAGGAGGTTTGCCATAATATGTGGCTGGATCTTTTAGGCATAGCAATAGGTAAACTATATATGCTACTGCAATTGTTGAACAGTAGTCTTTTCCAGAACCCTTGCCTAACTGAGCGACAACTTCATTTGCTGTCTGCTTAGATCTTATTCTTCCCTCTTCTTCCCCAAAAAGTTTAATAAGGGTTGCTTCTTTATAAATTTGAGAACTTTTTTCAATTAATGTGTACTGAAATTCAGACAGTAGTGGTAAGCCTAGGTACTCTGGGCTGTTCACAAATGTTCTTAAGTCGACAGGCTTTTCGTCAAATTCTTCTCCGTCAAGTATGTCAATTAAATCTGAAAAATCAAACGACATCGGCATCCTCAATTACAACTGATTCAACGATCCCAGTAATTTGTGAAAGCCTTTTAGCAACATCCATTTTACATTTTGGGCATCCAGAAGTAACTTCTTTTAATATTTTTACAAGTATATCTTGCTTGCGCTCTGTGTCTGCAATTTGTCCAGCCAACTCAGCGTTGTCTAACAGACCTACCTGCTGCAGCATTCCAATTCTTTTTGTTTCAATGTCTGATATAAGCTTCAGCGCATTAGCCTTAACATTTAGTTGACCAGATTGATCTGCATCCTCTACTGTCTTCCAGGCCTCTTTAATGAGCATTGCATAGTGCTGGTCTGCCCCAGAGATTGCTTCTTTTGCACGTTCTCTTGAAGAGGTGTCATTGTGTACTACAGACTTCCATTCGTCAATAAGTTCAACAACCTCTGCACGTTTAAATCCAGTAAGGCTTGATATTGTTGTTGGGTTGTTCCCTTTAAGCAGTTCTTCAACTACTTTATTCATGCGATCATAATGATCTGCTAATTCAATTTCGATTGTAATCATCCTCTATTCTTTGAATATCATCTTCTCCGAAATAGGTTCCTGTTTGAACTTCAATAAATTCAACTGGACTTAATTGAGACTCTATTCTATGCAGGTCCCCAGCTTTTATATCTATGGAGTGACCTGGTGACATAATTTTGCTTACACCGTTTATTGTTACATATGGATTACCAGAAACTATAAACCAATGTTCATGTCTTTTTTCATGTCTCTGGTACGACAATCTTTTGCCAGCCTCAACATAAATATATTTTGTTTTATGATTACTAGATTCATTAAGAATTGTGTAATGTCCCCACGGTCTATTTTCTGTAGTCATTACATTATTATACTTCTAGTCGACTGAAATAGCAAGTTTCTTAGCAATTTTAAGTAAGATTAAATAACCAATCATGTCGTCAATATCATTATCTCCTGCAAAGCCTGAGCCATTTTTGATTCTATTTATCTTATCATCAATACGAATTTTAATTTGTTCTTGATTGTCCGCCTGAGAAAATATTCTAATTGGTGACAAGGCTGAGTCTCCGTATGATATATTTTTATTAATTAACATCTCTGCAATATCAAGACATTCTCTAATTATTTTATGTCCAGACGGTGCATCTGTTGCTATTAATTGTAAATCTGTTACCCATGATTGATAGCTATCTTTGTTTGGATAATCTGTTCCCGCCATTATCTAGTACCTTTCACTATTGGATCTTCAATCCATTGAACATAATTTCCATCATCCCA